TCTTCAAACGTCTTACTTGCTTACGAGTTTCTTCACCAATCGCAGCACCCTCAGCATATGTACCAGGACCACCTTCAAGCGCAAATTCATGGTCATCTAAGAAAGCAGTTTCTGCTTGGAATAGACCTTGACCACCAAAATAAGCACCACTTTGATAAGTACCAGCGGTACCAAAGTAAGTCAGAGTTAGTACTTCATCTGCATGGACTCCTAACAAATCACTATCATTAGCACATTGTTCTACTACATAAACAGTAGAATCACCAACTTTAACGTGACATCCGATAAATTGAACCATCCTATCTGTGGCATTGGCAGAATTTACATTCTGGCCAATAGCTACTGCTATCAAATGCGTTACGCCTGTTTGATGTGTTGCATCACCTGATGTACCTAATGTATAAATACCACCGACTTCAAACAACTCCATATCAGATTGTTTATCAAATCGAACGATAGTATTATGACCATTAATTCCACCAGTTGTAGTGTCACCTACGTCTGCAGTAGCTGCAATATCTCCAGCGGTTGCAGTTACAAGTGCTTTTTTAACACTCTTTTTAATCATATATTCATCTTCCATCCACTCGAAAATTGGCACTGGGGTCACTGACGTTGACATGCGACCCATAAGTGTCAATAGGGGTGTAACGGAAGGGTTGTAGTAATGGATTTTAGAACCGAGTTCCAGTACCTGACGTTGCGTAGCATCAGAGAACTGTAACGCTGTTCCTGTTCCATAAGTTGTATTAGCCATTATTGGCTCCTTTCCTTAAGTATTATTGTTATCTATTGAACTTCATAATACCATCCCAGAACTGCTCAACTTCCTTTTTATCATTGCTTTTAGCAGGCGGAGTAGACCCCGTTGCTGCTGCAGCTGATGTCCGTTTAGTCGGGACAGGCTGTTGAGTTGTGCTAGAATCGGTATTACTGTCATCAACCTTAAGGTAACGGTAAATCTTTACTAAGTTTTCTGTTGTTAGATTTGCATCTGATGTAACAAAGTTATAATAATCTGGAATCTCTTCATCGGATAATCCCATTTCTTTTAACTTGCCTACTTCTTCAGCTTGCTGTTTTGCAGCATCTAACTCTGCCTTATATGAATTAAGTTCTTCTTTCGCAGCCTTTTGGCCTTGAGTGATAAGCCAATTATCATATTCGCCTCTCCATTTAGCGGAGGATGTGTCATCTATAGACTCATCTAGAATATCATAATCTTCTGGCTTTTTAGGAGGACCTGATTCTGCCTTTGCAATCGTATCTACTTTTTCCTTCATAGTCTTAACGACCTCTGGATTCTCTTGTAGAAATCCATCAAGCTTTTCAAGCCTTTCATATTTCTCTTGGTCTTCTTTAGACCTATTAGAATCCTTGTCATATTTACTTTGAAGTTCACGATAAGATTTTGCTAGCTTTTCACGTCCTTCTTCATCATCTTTGAACTTACTATCTATAAGCCATTGTACATTCTCTTTAGTATTATCTATCGCCTCTTCAGGTTGGGTTTCAACATTAGATTCTTCTGGTTGAGTTTCCTCAGAAGAGCCTTTATTAAAGTCGTCTAAAACGTCTATCATATTAAGGTTATCTTCACTTTTAGTTTCTACCTGTTGTTTTTGGTCGTCTGCCATTACGATGCTCCTTTTTTGTAAGTTACCCTATAACCGTTGGTTTTGGTTCAGGGGCTTGTTTTTCTGAGTTAACCGAATTTGCAGCATTAGTTAAGTCACTCGCTACTTGCTGAGTTTTATTCCGTTGACGTTCTTGCTCCACCTTACCTGTTGCCTTTATATTAGAAACTGCTTGAGATACACTCTTCGTAGCTTCTGATACTTCAGCACGCATCTTAGTATGGAACAATTCACGTTCTCTGGTCTGCAAGTCTCCAGAGAGTTTCTTAACCTGCTCTTCTAAACCTTGTATATGTTGCTGGAATTGAGCAATTTCACCATGTCTTTGAATAAGACCAGCTTTATCGTCATCAGTTCTCATGTTCATAATCACTTGTGTCTTATCATATATTCCAGCACCCATTAATTGTATATCTCTTTGTAAATCTGCCATAGGAGATTTTGCCTTTGTTGAACCTACGACAACTCTTATATCTATTTGATTTGTTGTAATATCATATAATCTTTCAATTTCGCCTCTATCATTCATAGCTGCTTGATTTACCTTCACATCTTCCGTCATACCAGTTTCATTTGTAATCCTTATAATTCTTTCCTGATTATAAATAAATGGTATCCATGCAGATATTATTTTACCTGCGATTGTCAACATATCATACACAGGCATTACTTTCCATCCTTGTTTCTTAGATACAGCTTCTTCTATTATCTGGGCTTCTCCAACTGTTCCTGGAGACCCTTCACCGTATCCTTGTAAAAATTTATAAGAACCAAACACTTGTTCTATATCAAGTTCATATCTTGACTTTTCAGTAAATAGCTGACTTGATACTGCAGGAGGAGCATATTCTTTTATTTTCCCTTCTCGAAGTGCCCCTGGATTTGCTCTTATTATAGCATTTGGTATATTCCATTTCTGTAATTCTTTCGGGTCTATTGCCCCGTCCTCTACTACTAACTTAAAATTTGTCGTAGCTGAGGTATGTGATATTAATAAAGCCTCAGTTCTATTTAACATACGCTGAGGACTCTTTGCATGTCTCACATCTCCAGAAGGATAAGGAGTTCCTGTATGTTCATTACATGCAGGTATTATCGGATATATAGATATTGGTAATATTTCATCATAATATATCAAATCACCAATAACACAAGTCTCTCTTACTTTAGTAGTATATATAATTTTTTCTGTAATAGATTCTTGTTTTAATAATTCTTTGTATTTAGGGTCTGATGTTAATTCTTTATATCCCTCTTTATCAAATGTCTGGCTTTTCCCAGTAATCAGTTCCGTTACAAGAACACTTGGGATGCTTATCTTCGCAAACCTTACAAATTTTCTAACTGTAGGTTGCTGGTCATGAGTTATATCTCCCCTTGTATATACTTTATCCCTATTATAATTCCCACTAGCTTCTTCATCTGAACCATAATCTTCTTGAAGGTCATCAATCTTATCTACTATATCAGGGAATAATACTTTTAAAGCTGCTTTTGTATGCAGGTCTGTATATATAACACTAGAAGCATCTGAAAAATCTGGTAAAGATGAGTTAGGGTCTACAAATACTGCTTCAGGCTTTATTCTCTTAAATCTAATCCCACCTAAACCATTATCTGACTGATAATCAGGATATACATAAAAATAACAGAGGCCTTTAACAATAAAATCTTTACATGCAGTTCTAAACTGCGTATCGCCATTAGAACTGTACCATATTTCATCAAGTATTTTATTATACACTCCAGCCACTTTACCATCATCTGACCCAACACCCTCTACATCCCACTCAGGTTTAGTTGAAGCCATATTAGATAATACTTGCTCTACAGCAGGTCTTATCTTATTATTTGATTCTGGAGGTTGTCCAACACTCATAAGATATTCTTTTTGAGCGTCTGTTAATTGTTTTCCTAGATAAAAATCATAATCTTCAGCCATTTGATATCTAAAATCAGAAGAATCACTATCATATTGAACATACTCATTCCTTACATCATCGGCTTCTAATTCTGGGAGTTCTAAGGTTTCAATTTTTATCATAATTTATGCTCATATTTTAATACTTTTTTAAATACGTTTCAAAGTACTTTATTTAGTTATATATAATTTCTCCCGTTTCCCAGTCACAACTAGGTATAGTATCGGGCATATAATACTCTCCATTGTCATCGTATTCTAACAATGGAGAGTAGATATCTTCAGTCGCCCATCGTAATGCATCAAGTGTATCCTTTGTCGTTAAAGCGTGTTCTTTAAATCCCAGCAACTCTTGCAATAGTTCTGATTGATTTTCTTTTAAGAATACTGATTTAGATGCAAACATGGGTTGCATAGATTTTATTCTATAAAACTTCTTTTGAATTGCCTTCTTTGGCATAATACTTAAATATCTTCCAGTTTTCTTAGAGACTCTTCGAACATAGTCAGCTAACATTACATGTCCTGTTTCCTCAATGTTAATACATTTCGGCCTATACATATCTGCTAGTTCAAAAATTTTGTCTGCTCCATCCATAGGAGAAACCTGGCCTCTAAAGTAGTCAACTACATAGATATTAAAATCAGCGTCAACCGCCACTATCATTATAACGGTATAATTCGCCTTAATGTTTTCAGAAGACGCAGGGTCAACTCCCATAAATATATTAACGGGAACTCTACGACTCGACTTACCATCCCTAAACACCATAGTATCAATCGCACCATCACGAGAATAATAACCGTCATAATACTGAATGTCATCGCGCTTAAAGATACGAAAAGAGTCATCCATTGGGACATTCTGATATTCTTGGAAAAAGTATCCAACATCTCCCTTTGCCTGCGCTTCCTCACGCCGCTCCAATAGCCAGCTGTAAGGACGCCGTTCTGTCCAAAGAACTTTAGGTTCATTTTCATTGTTTAAAATTTCCTTTCCAGAAGCAATAAACTCATGTGCTTCTGTGTCTTGTAATATTGATTGGTAAAATAAAGACTTCCACCCTTTTATCTTTTTATCCCCATGAGCATTAAAGGCCCTTGAGCCTGCTACGGTATTTAAATACGCGTCCTCGTCTACAATAGTTCCAACAAATACAATTTTTCCATCATCAGAACCAGGTACAACAGATGTATCTATCCACCTTCTAAATTTTTCTCTTGCCAT